GAAGAGTACGACGGTGACGAGATGACGTTGGGAATGTTCCCCACCTTGATCGTCATCAAGAAGACGGTTCAATACGTCCTGCAGCATATCATCGTCAACAACCGTTTCATGAAGACGGAGAAGAACCCCTATGGGCTAAACGAATATCCCTTCGTGCCCTTCTTTGCAATATTCCAGCCTGAATCAGACCAGTGGTCGCTCAAGATCCAGTCTCTAATCCGCACCATGATCGATCCGCAGCGCGAATCGAATCGTCGCAGATCCCAGATGACCGACCTTGTCGATTCGCAGATCAATTCAGGCTACATCGCTACTGAAAAGTCATGCGTCAACCCACGTTCCCTATACCAAACAGGTCAGGGCAAAGTCATATGGAAGACGGCGGATGCTGCGCCCGACGCGATCACAAAGATCCCACCTGCGCAGATACCGCCTAGCTTCTTTCAGCTTCAACAGCTCTTCGACAAAGACATCATGGATGTCGCCAACATATCGCAAGAGCTTCTAGGTCAAGCAGATAGCGAACAAGACTCAGGGCTAAAAGTATTTCTACGTCAGAGCGCTGCATTAGTTGGTCTTCAAGATCTATTTGACAATCTGCGCTTGGCTCAAGAGCTGACGACTAAGAAGTGCGTCAAACTTATGACCGCCAACTGGAACGTCGAGAAGATGAAGCGGATTTTAGGCGAAGAGCCTAGCGAAACGCTGAAGAACAAGCAGTCGATCAAGTATGACATCGCTGTCCAAGAGGGTGTGCTAACCGACACCCAACAAGAGATGTTCTTCAAGCAATTGCTAACCCTAAAAGAAATTGGCGAACCAATGCCGCCTGGCCTACTGTCTCGTGCTGCACCTCTTCAAGGCAAAACCGAATACAACAAAGCCATGGAAGAGTGGAACAAGCAGCAGCAAGCGGCTCAGGCTGAACAAGCTAAGCAGCAGGCTCAGATGATGCAGACGCAATCTGAGTTCTACCAATCCCAATCAGTCAACAACATCGCTTCAGCCAAGGAACGATTCACTCGTGCCGTGGCGAATATGGGCCTTGAAGATGAACGTGCATCGATGGCTATTGAAAATAGGTCGGATGCAGTCCTCAAGCGCGCACAGGCTATGAAACAGCTAGCTGAAATGGACGACAAACGGATCATGAACCTTTTGGATCTGTTCACTCGGCTAGATGAGATTAGCAGGCAGAAGGAAGAGGAAATCAAAAAAGATGACGTCAGATTGACGGCAATTGTGGAAGAAAACCAGCCACAGTTGCAGCAACAACAACAACCGCAACAACCTCAGATGGGGGGCCAGCCATGAAAGTAAATGATTATAACGATGACCGTCGTTCCAAGGCCGATAAAAAGGCTGGTAAATACGGATCGACCAACTCTGAAAACAACCAGTACATGAAAGGGATGAAAGTCCCACCTGATTTTGGTCATGCATATCCAAAGATGAGCATAAAGACCAACCAGGGGCCTGGTGGCAAAGTGGTTCCAGAACCATGCCAATATGCCTCTAGCTATGATCGTGAAGCCTATAACTATAAGTACTAGGATTTTATGAAAGGGCAAGAAATCGGTGAGACCTCGGACGCTATCCTGCGTGACGATGAACAGAGGGTGCAGGAGATCTTGGAGAAACACAAGGACAAGCGCGACCCATACTGGATCGTCATATTTGCGAAGCCATCCAAACGGTTAGTGGCCGGCAAGCCAACACTAGTTAGGGCATTTAAGCCTTATTTTACTAAGCCAGAACCCCAAGTCGGGATGATCGTCGGGGAAGTTGACAATACCAAGGGGACAATCTCTTGGGATATCAACCTGCCAGACAGGCCATTCGGCTATGGAGTTTTAGGCTTGGAAGCTGATGGACATATCGTTCAAGAAACGAACATCCCTGCTTCATACATTTACACGCAATAGTGCCGCCGACTTAAGGGCGTTGGAGATTAGATGCAATACCAAGAATCGGGCGCAAGTTCTGAGGTCGCCGCTCAGCCAGTACAGGAAACGCATGAAGAGCACGTTCAGCAAGAGCAGGTAGTACCCCTATCCGCTTTACAAGCTGAAAGGCACCAGCGTCAACAGGTACAGGATCAACTCAGGATGATGCAAGACCATATTGAGCTTCTCAAGTCCAATTCGCAGAAGGCCCCCACAATCGATGAGAGCCTTGCGGATGATGATGTTCTAACTGTTGGGCAAGCGAAGAAATTCGTCACCCAGCTGAACAAAGAACATAAGGGCGAAGTGGAAGAACTCAAGTTAGCCCAGCAGTATCCCGATTATGCCGATACCGTCAAGAAGTATCTACCAGAGCTTATTAAAGAAAATCCCGAGTTGCGCGAAGTCATAATGGCCGCCCCTAATCCATACAGGGCAGCTTACACCTTGGCGAAGAAATCCGATGCCTATCTCAAAGACCGAGGGGCTGTAAAGTCTCCCGAAGCACAAAAGGTTCAAGCGCAGCAACAGCGCGCTGGTTCGTTGAGTGCTGTTGGCACACCTAGTGCTAGCACGTCTGCAGGGGGATGGAATCGGATGTCAGACCAAGAATTTATGGCGGCTGTACACAAAAACTTGGGATATGTTTAACCGATTTTTAGGTGAATCATGGCCATGACAACTACAGCCGTATTGCCACCAGCAGTACGCGAATATTATGACAGACTGCTGTTGATGACAGCTTACCCAATGCTTGTGCACTGCAGATTCGCTCAAAAGCGATCTTTGCCTCGCAAAATGGGTGATACGATTGTGTTCAGGCGCTATGCAAAATTGCAGACAGTCCCGATTCCTATACAGGATGGGATCACCCCTCCAGGCGCGCCTTTGAGCGTTACTGACATCAAAGCACGCGTAGATTTCTACGGTAACTTTGTAATGGTCACAGACCAAGTCGAGTTAACGGTGGAAGACAGGGTGCTTAACGAAAGCGCGCGCCTACTTTCACAGAACTTAGCGCAGACCATGGACGAGGTTACACGCGATGTGCTCGCTAGTACCTCTTCGGTCACTTTGGCCTCAAACGGCAGCAACGGGCAAACCCCGACAGAGCTGACTCAGGCCGATATCGACGCGGTTACTAAGATCCTTCTTGGAAACGATGCAGAGATGATTTCAGCTGTGGTCACTGCTGAAAATAAGTTCGCGACAGCTCCCGTGAGACCAGCGTTTTGGGGCTACATCGACACAGACCTCTTAGATGACCTAGAGGCGTGTTCAGGATTCCTGTCGTCTTCCAACTATCCAAACCAAAACACCGTTTTGGATGGAGAATGGGGCTCGACAAAAAACGTAAGATGGCTCTACACCAGCGTGGGAAGCGTATCAAGCGCATCACCTCCTGTGTACAACAACTTCATCATCGGGAAAGAAGCGTATGCAGTCGTCTCACTTGGTGCTGAGAGCGGTGATTTCTACATAAAACCACTTGGCAGTGCAGGCTCAGCCGATCCACTCGACCAACGTGGTACAGTTGGATGGAAGCATCCGTTTGTAAGCAGGATTTTGAATGACGCCTTCATGGACAACCTAATGGCAACCCACTCATAGAGGAGAGATAGCATGCAACAAAAAGTATTCGGTTGGACAAATCCAGCCTCTGCTGTAGCCCGAAATGAGAATATCGGGTTCGTCGTATCGCAGATAACAACTACCGACTTGACCAATGGTAAAAGTTACTATTGGAACTCGTCTATGCCAAATGGCTACTACCAGACAGTGGATACAGGGGCTGTTACTACCAGTAACGGGTTCACTCCACTATCACAGAGCGCGATATTTGGAGCCGCTATTAGTGGCTTCACTAACGCTACGCCTGGCGTTATCACAGCTTCAAACATCGCCACTGTTGGTATTGTGGCTGGAGATACTATCAAAGTTGCCGAGCTTGCTGATGACTTAGCAGGAACATCGACTACCGCCCCATCGTTGAATGGCACGTATACCGTCGCTTCTGTGACTGCTACGACCATCACGCTAGTGGAAAGCACAGCCCTTCCAGGCAAGAGCGCCTATGTGTCTGGAGGCGTAGTATCACGCGTCCATACCAGCAGCACTAACGTTGCAGAGAACCCAGTTGCGACTCAGAACTTCGCTATCCGCGGAATAACGATCGGAACAGGGCCAGTAGGAGCCAACAATGCTGTAATGTCAGCGGTTGCTACTAGCGCAGAACATGTAACCTAATTCTTCCATGTGATTAGGTTGGAGGGGCTAAAACCCCTCCATTTATTAAAAGGAGTACTATGAAGCCGCAAACTGAAGATCCTAAAGAATTTGACAAACTTCCCATCGTCGGCGAGAAGCCCAAAAGCGAGAAGGAAGAGAAGTGGCTGCGCGAGGTCGTTGAATATGAGTTCATGAACCTAAAAGAGCCTGGGCTATTTCTAAAATTCCCATACGGTTCGAGCAAGCACACCCATACGTTTACCATGTTCCATGGGCAAAAATACAAAGTTCCTCGTCATGTGGCGCGTCATTTAGAGAATTGCCGCACACCTGACTACAATTGGGCTCCCGATGGCAAAGGTTCGTTGCAAAAGACTCTTACTGGAACAACTAGCCGCTTTCAAATGCGTCCTGTATTTAGCCAGGTTGGTTAATTATGCCTTGGACTCTGGCAGATATTCGCAGGAAGGTGCGACAAGTCACGGGTAGGTTATCTCCTACCGATATGACAGATGCTCGTATGAATGATTATATCAATCAGTACACGCAGTATACGCTCCCTGCTGACGTAAAATTAGAGCGCACCCATACGTTCTATGAATTTCTTACAGAGGCCAACGTCCAGCAATACGTCTTCCCAAACACGACCTATACCAACGTGGAGCCTAAACTTTATTTAGATGAGCGACCGCTTCTTTGGTATCAAGATCCCAACGTGTTCTTTCAGCAGAATCCGCAACCAGTACAAAGGACGACACCTTGGGCTGGCGATGGCGGTACTGTGAATTTTAACACCGTACTACAAAGTCCGCCAATAGCTCCTGAAAGTTTGATAGTAACGGATAATACCGAGACCTTTACTGATGATGGTTTAGGAATTTTATCATCAAATCTTGGTGGTGTAGGTTCTGTTAATTATACAACAGGAGCGATTAGTGTTACCTTTAATACTGCGCCTGCAAATGGCCAAGATATATTTGTTACCTATATTTATTATCGTCCTGCTTTCCCTACTGCTGTTATGTTATATAACAATGTATTTTGGTTTTACCCTGTACCTGATACCGTTTACCGCGCAAGAATTAAAGCTTACAGCAATGTGTTAGTAGTGTCCGAACTGGGAGTAGCTCAGTCTACTTTTATCCTGGCTACCGACAGACCGCAATTGGAAGAGTGGGGCGAAGCGATCGCTTATGGAGCAGCTAAGAAAATATTCGCTGACAACGGCGAAACCGAACGTGTAGTGGAGGTAACAGCGCTATATCGTGAACAAGTAGACGTTATTTTGACTAGAACTTGTCAAAATCTGTTAAATATGCGCGCAATGCCAATGTTTTAGGTGAAATATGCCATGGTCAACTTCATTACCAGCTGATTCCAGCAAAATACGCTTGAGCGCAGGGCTAATCCGTGCTAATTGGCTGGCATTAGAAACAGGTGGCGTCCCATTTGACTACATCCAGTTGCAAGAACAGGTGCTTAATCCGACGCAAACTAACAATAGCGGATGGACTTACACCAAAGAATTTGCTAGCCAGACCGAACTGTTCTATATGGACGACCGTGCTACTCCTAAAGTAACGCAGTTGACCTCCAATGGACGGATTGGCAGCGCCAGTACTGAAGTTAGAACAAACGGCGTCACTTTAGTTGCAGGTTTTACTAATCTTCAAGCTGGATTTGTAACCGCTTGGGGCAAAGGGGCTGCTGCTGGTGGATTAGATTACGGATATAATGTTGCTTCTGTTACTAGAACAGCAACAGGCGAATACACCATACTAACAAACGCTGTTTTTAATAATAGTAATGTAGCTGTCCTATTAACATCTTATCAAGCTTCATCTGATACACCAGCAGGCATAACGATTGATGGCAGCCCGACTATAGCTGGCAATCAGATCTCTTTTGACGTAGAGATTAAGAATCGCAGCGGCGTTCAAATAGATAGAAGATTTTTCTTTGCTATACTTGGTGGTATTTAGTGACATATCAGCCATTTTTGATAGCCGACTACCGTGTTGGCCTCGATACAAATCTAGAGCCGTGGCTCTTGCCAAGCGGAGCATTTCAGCAGATTGAAGATGCTTACTTGAAGTTCGGCGTGATAAACAAGCGTCCAGGCTATGGATTTTTCGGTCAGTTGGTCAGCTATCAAACGACGGTCACCAACATAACGAATGCTAATCCAGGACGAGTGACGTTGGCATCGGCAGTAGGATTAGCAAATGGACAAGAGATTCAGATCTCATATGCATTAGGAATGACAGAGGTGAATGGCATTACGTATGTCATTGCTAATCTAGTAGGTGCATCATTCGACTTAACGGATTTGGATGGGAACAATGTTAATACAAGTGGCTTCGGAGTGTATGCTGGTTCTGGTATACTATCTATATTTCCAGGCTTGCCAGTTATGGGAATTCGAACTTTTATAAATTCGAATAACGAAAAGATCCTGCTCGCTTTTGATACGAGAAGGGGAAGCATATACAACCCGATCACTGATGCCTTCGATCCTTTGGACACGGCAGATATTTTCACCCGAGATGAAAGCTCCTTCGTTGGATCAGTCGTCTTTGGTAAGACCAACTCGTTTTTGAACACGACTTTTTTCTTCACCAACTTCAACGGCGATACATCCTCTTCAGCCGATCCGATGAGAAAATATGTCTCAGGCAACACAACATCAACTTTTATCCCAGACGTTCAACCTGTAGCCCCAGCAACACCAACTTATGTCAACGCTGCGCAATTCATATTCACACTACGCCAACGACTTTTATTACTTGGTACTATCGAAGGCACCACATCTGGAATTGGGGGAACACACTTTGCACAGCGTATGCGTTGGAGCCGAGCTGGTAATCCAGATGATTCTGGCAGTAACTGGGATCAAATAACGCCTGGAAATGGTGGATTTGTCGATGCCCCTACTGGCGATCAGATCATAGGTGCAAAGCCGTTACAAGAGACAATTATCGTATTTTTCACTCAGTCGGTATGGATAATCCGTCCAACCTCTGATCCTGCATTGCCATTTAGGTGGGACAAATTAAATGATTTTCGCAGCTGTGATGCTCCCTTTAGTACTCTTGGGTACGATCGTTATATTATATCATATGGCAAAAGAGGCATAGTCGCCTGCGATGGCATAGAGGTGAAGCGGATAGACGATCTGATCGAACCCTTCATGGATACCGAGGTCAGAAAAGATTTTATAAACCGCATGTATTCCGAGCGCAATTTTGTTGCCAAACGATCTTGGACGCTCTATGCATCGACGGAAGATTCAAACACTGCCAATCCAATCTCTGATAAAGCGCTAATCCGCACCGATGAAGAGTTCAGTTGGTCAATATTCAACGTCCCCTTTACCTGTCTTGGGTATGGCGAGTCGTCCAGCGATCTAACTTGGAATGATTTTCCCGACGTTAATACCCCTGCAGGCAACCCTAAAGACCTTCCAGTTCGATGGAAAGATGCTGGCGACTTAACTTGGTCATCATTTGCAGTGCAGATCGATGCCGAATTATTTTTAGCTGGGGATGCAATAGGGAAGATTTATCAGATCGATGACAACGCCTTTGGCGATGACGATGGGGCATCTATCCCCTTCTTAGTCCGATCTGCCAGCTGGAATCCATTTAAAGAGCAGGGAAAAAAAGCCCAGATGGGCTACATGGATATCTATATCGACGTCGATGAAAACGCGCTGATGCAGTGCGAGTTCTTCTCGGACGATATGGAAACGCCATATAGCACACAGATGGTCAATTTCTTGCCAGATCTTGGGTTTGTAGCTGAGATCCAAAATATAACGCAGGCCAACCCAGCGATTGTGACAGCCGATGGCGCTGGAGTGTTGACGGGACAAGAGGTTTATATCTATGCCGTGCAAGGGATGGTCGAGATAAGCGGCGGCCCTTATACCGTTACGGCTATCGATAGCGATACCTTTTCTCTAGACGGCCTTGATTCAACGGGTTTCACCGCCTATACAGGCTACGGCCAAGTCGTTGATCGCCAGTTGAATGCGGTAAGAGCGTGGAAGCGCATACAGGCAGGTGGCGTAGGTTACGAGCATCAGATCAGGTTGACACACGAAGGGATAGATCAGCCAATTAGGATTCATGCTTTTTGTCCGTGGTTTAGACCGATTAGCTATAGGATGATAGGATGACCTTACCAGTAGATATTACCTTTCCATGGCGCGACAGACAGATAATTACTGGTGGCAAAGAGCTAGCCGAATACATCCGCGATTTGCTTAATACGCTGACAGATATGTATCAAAGCATCGCACAGAATGTCAACGGTGCATTAAGGGAATTTACCCCGATTGTACAGGGTTTGACGAGTGCAGGAGTAGGAACGTACACCTACCAGACTGGATGGCTTTTAAGGCGCGGCATCATAGTAGATATTTGGTTCTCGGTGGCATGGACAGCCCA